TATCCACCCAGCCGTTTTAAGGCTCTCTCACAGGTAGGACACAAATCTTGCGGTGTGGCCGTCCCAAACCACTCCCCACACGCTTTACACTCAGCCATCCTGATCCTCCTCTCAAGCTCGGCGGTTCCATGCCTTCGTAATGCTCTCTTTCGCCCATGACTTTTTCAACGCCCAAAACTTCATGTTGGCTCCACATTTACATTTGATTTCTGCGCGCCATCCATCGTCTCCAGATGGGATACCATTGGCTCTCGTGTATACAATACCGATGTTCTGACTACCGCAGAATGGACACGGTTTAAGTCCATCTACTGTAGATCGCTCCCCGTACGAACAGAAGTCATCCGGCTCGCACTCATCCACAAAATGTCGATAACACCCATGTGTGCCATCGTCTCTATCGATGATAAACTTGCAATCCCGGCAGAGGACCACCGGAACGGTTTCAGCGGTTTTAGCAGAATCTACCAAACAAGAAACCTCATTGAACAACTCGGCGGAATCTGCGTAAAAAGCAATCAGTTCCGATTTTAGTGCATCAGCATCAATCAGCCGCATATCTGTCACCCTCCTCCGCTGGCTGCTGGAGCCACCACGCAATGTCGCTCCCATGCGGGCATTCCCCATCAGCGAAATCGCACTCACGGAGCCGCATTTTTT